TTGATTTTGATGCCAGCAAGCCGGCACATGAGCAATCAACCCAAATCCTACAAGCTGCGGCTAACGGCGACATACCCCCAGACGTAGCCACCATATTCATTCAGGCTGTTAAGTCTAATATCGACATTGAAGAATCCACCGAACTTAAAGACCGCATTGAGAAGCTAGAGAAGCTATTAGATGAGCGCGCTGGCCAAGAAGCTTGATCTATTGGAGGCAAAGGCCTCGGTACACAGTGGCGAGTGTCATACGGTTGTTGGCTTTGTATGCCCCGACAATGGCTTCACACACGCCTTAAGACGATCGGCCAATGATTGGGTTATCACTCAAGAAGAGCCTGACACATACGTTCCAGCAAAGCTTGAGCGCGTACTTAAGTCAGAGAAGCGATTTATTATCGTTATTGGTGGTCGGGGTAGTGGTAAGTCAGTTGGTATTGCAGACATATCCCTAATCGATGCCCGGGATACAGGCTCAAAGACCTACTGCCTTCGTGAGTACCAATCCTCAATCAAAAACTCTGTCTACTCACTGCTTAAGGATGAATCCAAGCGGTTAGAGTTTGATGGCTTTGATGTACAGTCAAATAGCATCTTGTACAACGGTGCCGAGGCTTTCTTGTTTGCTGGCCTTGCTCGCAATGTGGATAGCATTAAGTCTGCCCATGGCTTTAAGCGCTACTGGGTAGAAGAGGCACAGTTCATATCCGAAGACAGCCTTACAGCCCTCACCCCTACCGCACGTAAAAAGCCCAAGAAGGGCATGCCCACCGAACTAGAAGAAGTGGTTGATGAGCATAAGGTCAGCATGATCTTTGTGGCTAACCCTGGATCCAGTGAGGATCCCTTCAGTAAGCGATTTATCGAGCCCTTCAAGGAAGACTTGGATCGTGATGGATACTACGAGGATGACATGCACCTTGTGGTCGTCATGAACTACACCGACAACCCCTGGTTTCACGAATCGGGCCTTGAAGAGGAAAGGCAGTGGGACTTTAAGAACCGACCTCGCGCGCTATATGACCATATTTGGCTAGGGGAGTATAATGACTCCGTAGAGAACGCCTTGATCATGGCTGAGTGGTTTGATGCTTGTATCGATGCGCACAAGAAGCTTGGCTTTGAGCCCACGGGTGCTAAGTATGCCTCACATGATCCAAGTGACACTGGTCCAGACAGTAAAGGCTTTGCGCTAAGACACGGATCCGTTGTCATTGACGTGCAAGAGAAGCTGGACGGCGACATTAACGAGGGTGGGGACTGGGCTGTTGACTTGGCCCTAAGACATCAAGCGGACTACTACACGTGGGACTGTGACGGAATGGGGGTAGGCCTTAACCGGCAAACCTCGGCGTCGTTTAATAACAAGCCTGTAGCGGTCAGCATGTTCAAAGGCTCTGAAGGCCCTGATAACCCTGATGCAATATGCAACCCAGCGGATAAAGCCCCGGTAGCCAAGCAGCAGACCAACAAAGAAACCGTTAAGAACAAGCGCGCTCAATACTATCTAATGCTAAGGGATAGGGTGTACCGAACATACAGAGCCGTTGTTCATGGTGAATACAGTGACCCAGACACGCTTATCAGCTTTAGTTCAGACATACAAGCTTTGTCGAAACTCAGGGCAGAATTGTGTAGAATGCCTGTCAAGCCTAATGGTAATGGGCTATTCGAGCTTTACACTAAGCCTGAAATGAAAACAAAGTTTAAGCTTCCATCACCCAACCTCGGTGACAGCGTAATGATGCTAATGAGAGCGCAGAAGCCAAGACAGCAGACCAATATCAGAATGCCAAGACCATTAAGACCTATGGGACGCCGATAATGCCTTTAGAACTAGAAGAGATTAAAGAGCTACACGATAAGGCATACGTTCATAACGAGATCACGCGACAACAAGCTGCGGATGATCTCGTTTTCTATTGGGTGACACAGTGGGATGACTCGCTACTGTCTGAGTCTACGCTTCAATACCGCGGTGAGTTCAATATCATCCGTAAAGGTGGTCGTCAGGTTATTGCTGATCTTCGGGCTAATCCTGTTTCGGTAGACTTCTCCCCTAAAGATGACTCGCGAGAGGATGGTGCTGACTTCCTGGATGGCCTGTATCGCACTGATACGCGTAACAACGTGGCTATTGAGGCTTATGACAATGCCATGATGGAGGCTGTTGTCTGTGGCGTGGGTGGCTGGTATCGCTGCGCTGAGTATGAGATAAGCAAGAGCGCGAGTCTTAATCAGGTTATTCGCCGCAAGCCAATCTACGAATTCAACAACAACGTATTCTACGACCCCAATGCCAAGCTAGCTGATAAGTCAGACGCTGATTGGTGTGGCGTCCTGCATGCTTACAGTGAAGATGGCTATAAGAAGTTAGCAAAAGAGCACAACGAAGATTACAGCAATGTAAACCCGGCCAACTTTGGCAATCCCGAGCACTCCTATACATTCCCCTGGATTGGCGGTGAGGATCGTAAGATTTACATCGTGGAATTTTTCCATCGTGAGCTGGTTAAAGGCAAGGTGATTACCTTCGTTGATCCGTTTGGTGAAGAGCGCGAATTACTTGAGTCGCAAATTGCCGAGATCGAAGATGACCTTATCGACGCTGGGTTTGAGATCACTACCAGTCGAGAGATTGAGCATTACCAAGTAACACGCTACCTGTGCTCCGGTGAATTTATCATTGATGAGTCGGTTATTGTTGGTGAGCACATTCCTGTCGTGCCTATCTACGGTGAGCGCTCCCACATTGAGGGTCAGGAGCATTACGAAGGTGTAACTCGCCTGGCTAAAGACCCGCAGCGCCTGAGAAACTTCCAGCTTAGTTATCTTGCTGATATTTCCTCTCGCTCTCCGCGTCCAAAGCCTATCTTCAGTCCTGAGCAGATTGAAGGCTTCGACTGGATGTATGAAGAGAATGGCTCAGATAATCACCTTCCCTACGTTTTCCAACACCTGAAGGATGCAAATGGTGAGCCGCTGCCAATTGGTCCCGCTCAGATGCCAGAACAGCCTGTACCCACTGCATTGACTCAGTTGATCGGCGAGTCAAGAGCGGCTGTGGAAGACGTCGTAAACCCTGGCTTGCCTCAAGACATCGCTGACCCAGACTTAAGCGGAAAGGCTGTCATAGCGCTTCAGAATCGCTTAGACATGCAGTCCATGGTTTACCAGCAAAACATGAAGCATGCTATTCGCCGCGATGCTGAGATTTATGCGTCCATGGCTAGTGAGGTATACGACGCTCCCCGCAGGGTTACGCTAACGTCTCCTGATGGCACACAGACCCAAGGCGAGGTCATGGAGCAAATCATTGATAAAGAGACAGGAATGCCAGCGGTTGCCAATGACATCACTAACATGGAGTTTGACGTATACGCGGATATTGGCCCGAGCTACACCACGAAGAAAGAACAGACACTTGAGCAGCTGAATGAAATGCGTGTAAGTCTGGCCCCTGGTGATCCAATGGCCAATATTCTCATGCTTAAGTCCATGGTGCTTATGGACGGTGTGGACTTCGATGACGTTAGAGAGTACGCCAATAAGCAATTGTTGTTGTTAGGCATTCGTGAGCCCAAAGATGAAGAAGAAGAGCAAATTCTTATGCAAGCGCAACAAGCGCAAAACCAGCCAGATCCGGCGATGCTGCTGGCGCAGGCTGAGCAGCTTAAGGGTCAAGCGGACGTTATTAATGCACAGACGAGCGGCGTCAAAGCACAGGCAGATATTCAGAAGCAACAAGCTGACGCGGCGACCGCTGCTTATAATGCGCAAACAAGCCGCCTAGACACTCAGATAGCCGCACAGAAGGCCGGTGCTGAGCTAAGGTTGAAAGAGGTTGACATTCAAGGAAAGAACTATGAGCGACGCTTGAAGGCCGCTCAGTTGAGGGGGTCAGTTAACTAAAGCTCTATAGCTCTCAACATGCAGAGAGTTAAGCGTTATGTCTGGCCTAGCTCTTAATCCTCTGCTGTCATAGTCAATTGTTGTTACGACGCCCTTGCTATCAGCAGCGCTCCATGAGTATTGCTCCCATCCATACCTAGGATGACGCCTATAGCCGAAGTAAACGACGCCAGGCGAGAATACAACCTCACTGGCTAGCTTAAGGTCAGGACCGTCGCTTTCTATCGTTAGGGTGTAATTGCCGGGGCTAAGGTCATGTTCCACGTGAAACCTCAATTGGGCACAATAATCTGTTTGTCATTGGCATTAAGCTGTGACGCGTATATTTCGTTAATAGCCTTCTGCTCTGCAAGCTCTTGTTCAAGCTCCTGATTTTTCAGGTAAAGGCTTTGTATTAGCTCGATGGCCAGCTTGTTTGCAACAGGATGAAGATGAATGTCTTCCCCTCCCAATCGACCGATGCGTACTGGCTTTACTTTTTCTTTCTTACTCATCACCTAATCCTTCTACAAATTTATCGAAACCTGATTGCTCTTCTTTGTCCTCAGCAGTAAGCACAAACCGCTTATCTGGGTAATGCTTATGCTCTATCTCAACAGTAGCGCCTTTGTCTGCTGCTCTGTATACGTGGGCTGGATTGTCTCTAAACTTTCTTGAGGTTGTTTTCATAGGCCCACTTCCTTCCATATTTTTTGTGATGGTCGCGGCTTGTGCTCTCCAAGCTCTTCGCATATCTTGATTGTTTCCTCCCTTTCGGCCTCGCTCATCAATCCATCCCTGATCTTTGTGATCTTCTTTTTCTTCCAAAAGAAATCTCTAAATCCTGACGTTTTAATCATTTTGACAAGCAGTTTGTCGCTAATCATTCCTCTTAATCCTCCTGTTCCGCATATCAAGCCCAATCATATCACGACTATTTACAACTGGTAAAATAACTGTCACTGACGCGAACAGGTTAAAACGCAAACTTACCTCAGTTTAGAGGGTGCCCTGAGTCAACAGGATAAATGACAAAGCTAACTTGCGGCTTAAGCAAGGTTAAATGGCAGTCAGCCAGGAGAAAAAATGACACAGACCCTAGAAGAGCTTAAGGCGGAGAACGCCGCAGCTGAAAACGTTGAGGATAATCAAGATGCCCTACTCGAAAATGTCGAAGACGAAGAAACCGATGCCGAAGTCGAAGCCGAAACGCACGATGGGAGCGAAGACGAATCGTCCGAAACCGAAGATGAAGACCATGGGCAAAACGATGTCCAAAATGAGGAAGTAGAAGGCTGGCTTTTAGATGAGTCTGAAACCGATAGTGGCAAAGATGTACCGTTAAGCGCACACATTGGCTTACGTACAGAGCTAAAAGGCAAGCTGAAGGAAGCCAAGGATGAGAATGCCGAGCTTAGAAATGAGCTGGCTCAAATCCGAGAGCAGATGCAGCAGACGCTGGTTAATCCTGTGTCGCAAGCTGAAAGTCCAAAGCCGCGAATGGAGAACTTTGACACTGAGGAAGAGTTCTTTGATGCGCTGACAGACTGGAAGCTACAGAGTCAGATGCGGCAGATGGGCCAAAACCAGCAGATGGAAGCCCAGAAGCGTCAGCAAGCAGAGCAAATGCGGCAGCTTAGTGAGTCGGTAGACAGTCACTATCAACGAGCAGAGGGGTTGATTGAAGAGCACGGAATCAAGCGTGATTTGTACCAGCAGTCAGACACCAATGTCCGCCAAGCCGTGGAGGAAGTTGTTCCCGGTAAGGGCGATGTAGGTGTTGATTTCCTGATCTCAAACTTGGGAGAGGGTAGCGAGAAGGTGATGTACGCGGTGGGTAGAAACCAAAGGCTGTTAGATGAGCTTAAGGCTACCTTGCGAGCGGACCCATCTGGCTTTAGAGCTGTTGCATATCTTGGCAAGAAAATGGGCGAATTCACTCAGCCAGTTAAACGAAAATCAAACGCACCCAAGCCAGGGGCTAAAATTAAGGGCGACAAGACCCCATCTGAGAGTCCGAGCAAGAAGAAGTACGCTCAGGCCTTCAAGAAAGGGGACATGCAAGCCGCCTTTAATATCAAGATGGCAGCCAAAAAGGCTGGCACTGATACTAGCAGCTGGTAGCTAAAAGGTAATAAACATGGCTAATACAGGTAAGATTGCAGAGGTGTTCTTTGAGAACGCCATTGAAACATACGAGCATCAGATGCAGCTCGTGAATAACGTGAGTTATTTCGAGCCCGACGCAGCAACGATGCAAAACGCTAATAACTTTGTTTGGCGTCCTGTTCAGCACCACGCTCCGATCATTGAGGGCTGGGATCTGACGGGTCAAGAGCAAGAAATCATTGAAGAGACCTATCCCGCGATTCTCGGCATGCCAAAGAACGACCTTGTTCGTCAGCGCGCCGACAACGTGCGTGATATTACGTTCTGGGAGCGTCGTGGTAAGACCTCTGGTATGCAGCAAGCAACTGAGCTGAACCAGACTATAGCCGAAGCAATTCGCACTCAGGGTTCGCTGTTCTACCGCTCCAACACGTCCAATGGCTATGAGTTCATCGGTGAGGCTCAGGCCATCATGAATGAGCGCCAAGGCATGAACATGGGCCGTCACTTTGTGTTGAACGACCGCGACACTCTGCGCTTTGCGGCTGAGTTGTCGAATCGTGAAACCGTTAAGGGTCGCCCCGAGACTGCTTGGCAGATGGGTCAGATCGGTTCGCAGGTTGCGCAGTTTGACGTGTACACCGGCTCCTATCTGCCTAACCTGGCTGGTGGTGCTGCTCCGTCAGGCGTCACTGTAACAGGCGCTCAAAGCTTTGCGCCTGAAGGTGGTTCTGTAAACGCCACTACCGGCGTTGTGACCAACGTAGACTATCGCTCTGCCACTATCCCGGTAAGCGACACCAGCGACTTTAGTGTTGGCGACAAGATAACGTTCAGCAACTCAGGCGCTCCGGTTGAGTCTGTTGGCTTGGCTGACAAGACTGAGACGGGTCAGGCGATGACCTTCACCATTGTTGCGCTGCCTTCTGCCACACAGATGACCGTGTATCCTAAGCCGATCGCTGTTGGCGACTCTAACTTGACCACCACGCAAGAGGCTTACGCCAACATCAACACTCAGATCCTGAACGGTGCCACTGTCACTCGTGTCAACACCGACGCAAGCGCCAAAACCAACTTGTTCTGGGATATGGATGCGGTTGAAGTATTGGGCGGCAACATTCCTGCCGACTTGTTCCAGCAGTTCGACGGTATGAAGGTTATTCCCCACACCCTGTCCAACGGTCTGAACATGTACATGATCTTCGATGCCGATATGACGACGATGAATTTCCGTTATCGTTGTTTCATTTGGTACGGCATCACGATCAAAGACCCAAGCCGCTGCGGTGTTGCTGTTGTAGGCTCCTAAGTGTAACGCGGTTTAATGGGGGGCTTCGGCCCCTCTATTTGTATGAGGAAACGATATGGCTACTAAAGTTTATAAAGATGGTAAGGGCATTTGGATTCCAGCTGACATGCTTCATCACCACCTACAAAACGGTTATACTGTAGACAATAAGCCCCCCAAGAAAGAGCAGCCGCAGAAGGCTAAAGAGGACAAATAAATGGCCAGAAAAGTCGACATAATCAACGATGCATTAAGTCGGCTTGGAATCTCTGGTATCACTCGAGAGCCTACGTCGGAAGATATGGCGGTGGCTCTTCCTCAGCTTGAGCTGATGATGCATTCGTTTTTGAATCGCAACGTCAGAATCAACTACAATTTTGAAGAAACTCCCGACCCTCAATCCGAAACCAATGTAAGCGAGCAATTCCATGACTGGATGGCTGCGCAGCTTGCAGTTCGTCTTATTCCTTATTTTGGTGAGGGGGTTGACAGTAAAAGGACTCGTCAGCTTAGGGCTGACGCAAGATCACTATACTCAGGTCTGGCCACATATCGCGCAGCACGAAGAACTAATGAGGTTCGGTACCCAGCGAGACAGCCCAGAGGTCATGGCAATACGTTGCGCCATGATCAGTACGATCGCTACTATCCTGACACTCTTGAAGAGATTATTAGGGATGTGCTTAACGGCATGTCTGATGACTCGGGCGGTAACGGCGGCGGTGGCGGTGGCGGAGAGTGCAACTGTGAAATCTCCGACATTCCAGGCTTGCAGGCTGAGCTTGATGGCAAGGCTGACGTGGGGGATATACCGCCCGCCGCCTCTCCTGAGCTATTTCTAACAGTTACTGACCCCGTAGTTGACACAAGCGCGTCGATTATCTCAGGTTACATCCAAGACATTAACCGAGACATATCTGGCGAAGTAACAAGCCCGCAGTCAATCGCGTACAACGAGCTCGATAACAGTTTGTATGTGTTGCAGCAGGGCACCAATATGATTTTCCAGTACAATCTGGACGGCACTCGGGGCCAAAGGACTATTGACGCATCAAGCGCAGAGTTCAGCAATAACCGCCCATTAACAAGCCTTGCTATTCACAATGGTTTTTTCTATGCCCTGGCTGGTCGAAACACAAACCCGGCCACGTCATTTTTGCGTCGATGGCCTGTGTCTGACTCGTCGCCTCCTACGTCGTG